ATGCGTATCGAACAAGAACTTAAGTTAGGCTTTAAAGATGTACTATTTCGCCCGAAGCGTTCTACTCTTAAAAGTCGTTCTCAAGTTGAATTAACCCGCGAGTTTACATTTAAGCATAGCGGTCGTCAATGGTCTGGTACCCCAGTGATTGCAGCAAACATGGATTCTGTAGGTAGTTTCGCAATGGCGAAAGCGCTAGCTGAACATGGTGTAATGACGGCTATCCACAAACATTACACAGTAGAGCAATGGGCTGAATTCGTAAAATCAGCAGACACGAACACACTAAACAATGTGTTTGTTTCTACGGGCACTTCAGAAGCTGACTTCCAAAAAACAAAGGACATCATGGATCTGAGTGATGACCTTATTTTCATCTGTATTGATATCGCCAACGGTTACTCAGAGCACTTAGTCGAGTACGTAGAAAAAGTACGTGCTGCATTCCCTGATAAAGTAATTTCTGCAGGTAACGTTGTGACTGGCGACATGTGTGAAGAGCTTATTCTAGCTGGTGCAGACATCGTTAAGGTAGGTATCGGCCCAGGCTCTGTATGTACTACCCGCGTTAAGACTGGTGTTGGTTATCCGCAGCTTTCTGCAATCATCGAATGTGGTGATGCTGCGCACGGCTTAGGCGGTATGATTATCGGTGACGGTGGCTGTTCATGTGCTGGCGATGTCGCTAAAGCTTTTGGTGGCGGTGCGGATTTCGTTATGCTTGGCGGTATGCTGGCTGGTCACGAAGAGTCAGGCGGTGAAATTATCGAAAAAGATGGCGAGACATTCATGAAGTTCTACGGCATGTCTTCTCAGTCGGCTATGGACAAGCATTCAGGTGGTGTTGCAAAGTACCGCGCAGCTGAAGGAAAAACCGTACTATTGCCATTCCGTGGCAGTGTTCACGGTACTATCTCAGACATCCTTGGTGGCGTTCGTTCAACCTGTACATATGTAGGCGCAGCAAAGCTTAAAGAGCTAACTAAGCGTACGACTTTCATCCGCGTACAAGAGCAAGAGAACAACGTTTTCGGTAAAGAGAAGTAATCCAACATTTCGGAAAATTCGAACAATTAAGAGCCGCATTGTGCGGCTCTTTTTTTACCTGAAAATTGTAAAGTGGCGACAAAGTGGCGACAGCCAGCGAAAAATTTTAGTGGCGACAACTACAAGTGAGCGAGTGGGTTATGAGTAATAGCTTCTGATAGGTGATCCGGGGCGAAGTGAGCGTAGCGCATGGTCATACTAATATCGGCATGGCCAAGGATGTCTCGCAGTACCAGAATGTTGCCGCCGTTCATCATAAAGTGGCTGGCGAATGAATGGCGAAGAACGTGCGAAGCTTGGCCAGAGGGTAGGGTAATACCGAGTTTGTTCTTAAGGATGTAGCAAAAGGGCGTATAGCACTCTTCGAACAACTTACCTGAGGTTGGTTTATAGATCTCATGATAAAGCTCTTCAGAGATGGGTACAGAGCGATTCTTCTTAGTTTTAGTGTTGATATAGGTGACTTTGTATTTGCTGAGCTGAGAGCCGTTAAGTTGTGCAGCCTCATTCCAACGCGCACCAGTGGCAAGGCATAGCTTAACTATCTTGAGCATATCCTCTCTAGTGTGCAAGGCGACTAATTTTAATAGCAGGGCAATTTGCTCTTTATGTAAGAAAGCCATGCTGCGCTCGTGATCTTTAAAAGGCTTAACATCCTCAATTGGGTTTGGGAGTTTCCATTCACCCAGTTCTTTCAACTTGCTGAAAACAGCTTTAAATCGGGCTAGCTCAGAATTAAGCGTAGCGATGCTCGGCGCACCTTTTTGCCATCGCTCATCCACAAAGCTAATTTGCCCATGCATGCGCTGACTGCGAAAATCCGAATACAACCTAGCGTTGAGAAGGGTAGCGAGCGGGTTACCCATAGCATCACACATCTTTTGCAGTTTGCTATATATAATAGCTCCGTTAGCGAGCGTTGCGCCATAGCGCGTATACCAAATATCGATAAGCTCAGTTAACCTTCGGTGATCAGGCTTATCGCCTTCCCAGGGCTTGTTCTCAACTTCCCGCATGACAAAACGCTCGTAGGCTGAAGCCTCACCTTTTGTCGCGAATCGCTTTCTTACTCGCTTACCTGAGCGGCCATTTGGGTAGCACTCACATAGCCATGGCTTTTTTGAGCTATCTTTTAAGTTACGGATGGACATGGAAAAATTACGTAAAATACTGTATATTAATACAGTATCACTCGTTTCGATACGTTCAATGTTTAGTTGGTATAAACTCGCACATTGTCAGATTTCCTAATGAAATTTGTGTTGTATGAGTTTAATATTCGCCCCTAGAAAGAAATAAGAGCAAAATGATGAAAGCGTTACTGTCGATTAAGCCAGAGTACGTAGAAAAGATAATCTCAGGCGAAAAATTGTTTGAATATAGAAAGGCTGTGTTTAAGCGGCCTGAAGTGAAGTCAGTAGTAATTTATTCAACAATGCCTGAAGGTAAGATTGTTGGTGAATTTACTATCGGTGAGATCTTAGCCAAACATCCTGAAGAACTTTGGGAAGAGACCAAATCTGCATCTGGTATTAAAAAATCGTTCTTTGACGAGTACTTCTCAAACAGAGAAGTGGCTTACGCTATTCAGATAAAAGATTTCAAAAAGTATGACAATCCAATTGATCCATACCAAAAAGAGAGAGGCTTTAAAGCCCCTCAGTCTTTCAAATATTTAGAACTTAACTCAGCCTTGTGTAGTGCTTAGTCTCTGATTAGCTTTTTATTTACTTCTGAAATATCAATTATCTTATGGAACTGTTGATCAGACAGTTCCAATACACCCCAGTAATCATCTCGAGATACACCTGCTTCATCCGCAATACTGCGTCTAATAGGGCGTTTTGGAAGAGCAGCATTGTATGTGAACTTTATTACGTAAGGGTATTTTTTGTTTCGGTAAAATCCTCTAAGCTCTTTTTCTGTAAATACACTGTATTTGACGCATTCTTTGACGAAGTGTTCTTCATCTTTGTAATCACCAATTGTATGTACATCTTCTACTATGCATAGTGAAGTCGCTACAGCTCTGAACTCTGCGGCACCGTGTCCATCTCCTGTTCTATAAATTACGACGATGTCGCCAGGCGTCATTGCCATTACTCCATCCATTCCACAAATGTAAATCTTGTGGATACTGTTAGAGTGAGAAATGTCTTGTACGATGTTATGAGATTCAGTCAAAAGTTTTGAATCGGGAAACAGTAGAGTGTGGTGCTTCGGGTAGACACTGAGTAGATATTTCTTCCGTCCCTCTGTGTAAATAAATGGATAATCTTTGCTAATACAACCGAACTGTTTATTCAAATCCCTCAAAAGGACAAGTTCAGTACCGTTCTGACCTGTTTTGGTACCATACCTTTCGAACCCATATCGTTCGAATAACTCAACTAAATATCCGTGCTCTTGTTCAAATACCGTGACATAGATATCGCTAGGTTTTGATTTATGAGCCAGAGCATAGTCAAAAATCTTTTTCAGATACCTATCTCCCCTTCTAGTCCCTTTAGGGTTGAACTTAAAGGTTCCAACTTTCATATGATTAGACTCTGGTAAAAGTGGAACAGTGTCGTCACCGGGGCCTGATTCGAACTTGCAATAAAGAAAGCCTTCGATAGTTCCCTCTTCGCTGTACAAGACAAGAGCTTTATCATCCGCTTTACGTGCAAACCATTCTGAAAACTCGCCATAGCCAGCTTTTAGAGAGTCAAAGAATTGGTCATCAAGGTTTATTTCAGAAAATTTTTGGATCAGCAAATTATCCATTTTTACCACCGACTTAACTAACTTATACGAAAGCTAGTTTAATGATTCATTGGATAAAAACAGTGATGCAGACAAATAAGTTGCATAAATGTTTATTGGTTCAAATTCATTGCTGTGACAAAGGTTTAGTATTGAGTAATGTCGGTAGTATTAGGAACGAGAGATGCCAAAGATAATATTTGTTGCAGGAGTGCATGGAGTGGGGAAATCTACTTTGTGTAGAAAGTTGTCAGAGAAGTTTGGGTGGCCTCATTATTCATGCAGCGACTTGATAAAAGAGAACTCGGACTATGTTGAGAGTTCTAAATTTGTCTCTACCGCTGACAAGAATCAGCAAGCACTGCTTATGGGGCTTAGTAAATTGACGGAAGAGGTGGTCTTGCTTGATGGACACTTTTGTCTGCTCGATAACGATCAGCAAGTAATTGAGTTGTCATTTGAGGTTTTTGATGCGATTTCGCCCTCTGCGATTTTGCTGGCAACCTGTGACGAAGAAACGATACACCAACGGCTAAAGTTACGTGGAGGTCACGTATTAGCTAGAGGAAAAATAGCAGAGCTTCAACAACATGAAGTAGAGCGTTCAAAGCGTTATAGCAGCAACACTACTAGCTGTAGATTACTAGAATATCGTTCTCCTGAATCTATCGATGGATTGATAATAGAGTTGTCTGCTTGGAGGTAATTAAAAGCTCCGAAATTAAGGAGCTTTTGCTGGTCTAATTCCAATTCAAGTAAAAGTATTTGTCTTTTACGCTAAGACTTAATAGCTCCACTTGAACGAAAATTTTGTTGATAGATATTCCGTCTAAATCAGTTGAGATATTGGTTTGATTTGATTCCATCAAATGATACGCCTGGAACAACAGCTGTTACTGCAACGGACACTTCGTGGTTTTGAGTTGTACGCAAAGTAATTTTATCGTAAACCTGTATGTTTCTTGAGTTATATTCAGTAGAATCACTCTCTTTATTATTACCTGAAACAGTCCTAATTAGAGCGTCTTTAAAGTAATTATTGCGATCTATCATAGTGCCTCTTAGACGACACTCTACCTAATTATAGAAGCACTGAAATATCGCGCCCTATGGAAGTTACTATACTTGGAATTACACAAACGTTACTATCGCAAGTCCGACTAATGCAATCAAAGGGAATAATAAGTCTAGAGTTCTCAAGTCTCTAGTCATGCTCAAGCAAGTAGAGTAAAACATGAGCATCTCTAACTCTCTACGTACTCTAAAACTAGTCGTGTGTCCGTAGTAATAGATATGGTCATCTTCTGGTTTAATATCTGGGCCTTGATATATACTCAATCCCCAATGCTTAGCGTTTAACTCTTTATCTGAAATATACCTTCTTGCAATACTGAATGCTGGGTGCATGGCGACCTCAACATGTTGTACTGTGTTGTTTGTATCGTAACACAGCTTAAAGACTTCACTGACGGTATCAGGGTCTTCATATGTTTCTATTTTTATAAAGCTATAAACATTATTGTTATCTTGTGAAATAGTGTAGTAAGTGTCTTTATCAAGTAGAAATTTATAAACGAATTGTTTACCCCAAAATGTGTTCTTAAGACCCCAAGCAAGACCATCTTGTAGAATCTGTGTCATTAGTTGGCTATTTGCAAGAATATAACGGCATATCGCATATATCACTAATCCCCAGTAGAGATAACTTACCCTTTCTAAGTGTTCCAAATTGATTTTAGGAAACCAAGGTATGGAAATTTCTGTTCCAACGAACTCTACACCTAATAGGTGTTTGATTAAGCCAACCAGAAATAGGGTAAGCAAACCTTTTGATGAGGCAGTAAAACCGTGCTCTACGAGTTTATCAATTGGGCTCAATTTGGATAAAACCTTCAATTTAAGTTTTAGCAGCCAGTTAGGTTCTGGCTGTCTTATGTATTAACGATGTTTTATAGTGGAATCGTATCGGTTGTAACCACACTAATATTCTTGATAGTGCCTTCCATCTTTTGCTTGAATCTATCTAATACCTGAACATCTGTACCGTTTTTACAAACAATCATGTATGAGTAGTTTGGATGCTCTTTTATACCATTACTGCGACATAGTCTTTCGGATATAGCGATCGAACCGCACCACTTCTGCATCATTTCAGCCTTTAAGGCATAATAACAGGAGTTTTCGATAGGTTTTTTGAGCTTTACCGGGAGTTTTTTAATCTTAGGTTTTTCTTGCTGTAAGGCTATGAGAGCCTCTTGCTCCCGTACGTTTATTTCTCTGATACAGTCTGCTAACTGATCTCTCAAGTCACTCGCTTCGATTACAATAAACTCCCTACCATCTACATGCAGATAGTCAGCTTTACTTAAACTGTTGTTTGTAAATCCTAGAGCAACACCAATACCATCTGCCTCATCAAGCTTTATGACGGTAACGTCAGATGCTTCCGCTACCTCTTCACCTTTGCTTTTCTTATGTTCTATAACACCTTCGAAAGCACTTAACTCAATTGGCATTGTTATTTCCTTTCCATATAAAGGTCAAAGAAAGGGGAACTTAACTCAGACAATGCTTCCTTAGTTTGCTCAATTGGACATTCGCTATCAAACTCTAATGAAGTACCATCAGTATCTAAGTAGTTTACGGATAAAAGTTCTTTAACTCGCTCTTCGCCCTCTTCTTCTTTAATGGCTTGGAAGCGAACTTCAATATATTTTAGGATCTCTGTACTGTGAGTAGTTATGATGACATTTACTTCAGCTCTCGATAGCTCGGTAAGTACCTTTATCATCAAAACCTGCCAATCTGGGTGCTTGGCAGTCTCAGGCTCATCTATAAATACGTAGCTGCCTTTTTTGATAACGTTATTTTTAATGAGCGCATTGAGCATTCCTAGATTAGTCATACCAAAGGAAACTAGATTTTTTGAAATTTTTTTATCGAGAGTGGCATCTTTGAAAGAGATATCACTCCCTTCAAAAATAAACTCACCAGCTAATTCAGATTTGATGGCTTCATATATAGGTAACAGCTCTGACTCTACTTTACTTTTTTTACGAAGGTCTGAGTCTAGATCAAAGAAATATTTTGGTACGCCTGAAAGGTAGCCATCACCTGATTTCATTTTTGCAGATACAAGTGCATCTCTCACTCTCCAGTAAGCGGGTGATTCGAAAAATACAGAATTAGGCTTACTCTTGAATACTGAAATAGCTTTGTCTTGCACTTCGAAATCAAGCAAACTGTCGGTTCCTGTTAACTTATAGAACCCTTCTAGTTCCAAAGTAAGTGTTTCTTTACTCATGAGATCAGAAATCCTATCGACTTGATAGTTGTCTTGAAGTTCTCCGAGTATTCTTTTATTAATCAGAACGTTGTATGAACCAGCGATACCATCAAAGAAAATAAACAAATGTTCTATGAATGTAGCTAGTCCAGAAAGTTCAGAATTTATTTCTTTATCATCAATTTTTGATTTAAGGCTTAATACTTCGTCGTATGTTTCTTGTAGGGCTTTTATATCAACCTCAAAGCTATCGGATGTAAAATGAAATTCTCTGTGCGTCAAAGATAACTCAAACTTTTGAAACAATGCTAAAAGTTTAACTCTTAGGGCTTTTAGTACTATATTGAGTGTAGGGTCAATATTTTCTTTTTCTAGAACTGATTCGATACACTCAATACTTAATTCTACATCCTCGATGAGTTCCTTAGTTAAGGAAACGTCTTCGATCAATCTAAATATTGAGTAAGCCATTTTGGTAAAAAAGCTTTTACCTGTTCCATTAGGCCCTGTAATTACAGTAAGAGGGCTGATATTGATCTCAGCGTTTTCAATCTTACCTAAACCTTGTACTTTAAATTTTAGCGCCATCGCTATGTTACCTTTGTTATTCATCGCAGATGAAGCAATGAAACCTTAATCATCTATCATTGAAGCTGTATAAAGTGCTTGAAAATCACGTCTTCTCCATCACCAACACAACTCTACCAACCACCTTAACTTCACCCTCTTCAACAGTCAGAGTTGAACCATTAAAGCTGATCGCTAGTTTCTTGCCCGGTAAACGTTGAATCTCGTTGAGTGACAGTAGGCCGTCCATATCAACTAGGTATGTGCCGCTTACTGCCTGACTAGACTCTGTGTTTACGAGATAGGTAATAGATTCGCCTTTTAATGCCAGTACATTTACAACACCAACTTCCTCAAGCACTGATTTATCCAAAGCAAGTGTGCCTTGATTAACTAGTTTCCCTTCCTCTATTCGAAAACAGTTAGCATCGAAAATTTGCTTAGCTTCGTTTTTCTTTGAAACATGAGTGTGCTCACTTGAGCTTTCGTATGGCTCGCCCTGACCGAGTGTTAGCCATTTTATGGAGATGCCTGTTTCCAAATGCAATCGAATTACAATTTCGTAGGGGACTAAGTTTCTATGTCGCCATGTACCAACGGTTGATTTAGGTAAACCAAAGGCATCAGCTAACGCTTGGTTAGAACTGGTATTTGTGGCCTGCATCAACCTTTCGATAACTTCTTTCCCACCTACATACTCTGGCGGTCGAATTGGGAATTGACAAGATTCCATATGCGATCAATAATTCCAAATGAAATCGGGTGCGAGCTGCAACTCAATCACCCGAAATTAAACAATCAATAACTTACGAGGATACCACTATGCTTTCATATCAAGTAGTCCTAAATACGCCTTTCATGACCTATGACCAATACTCGCAATTCTCGGGTATGCCCAAACGAACCATTATGGACTGGGTTTCTGACGGTCGCCTGCCTATCAAAGCGAAATCTAAACCTAAGGAAACACCGCTGATCAACATGGTTGCTTTGCTAGAAATGGCAACACGTGAAGCGATGCAGAACTTAGGTTAAACCATGCGCTTTTCGTCTCTGGTTCCAACCAAAGAGTATTGCCCGTTGTGGCTCAATGTCGTCGGTTGGGGTTTCATTTTCATCTCCTTGGTATGCAATTGAGTATTGGCTATGAACGAAAGTGACTCAATGTGCGAGTTTATTGGCACGAAACAATTGGCATTTAACGAAGCGTGTTGTTCATTTGCGAAGTCAGAGAATATGACCAAGCTGGCCGAGAGCACAGGTATGAGCCCAACGATGCTTCGTAACAAGCTCAATCCAGAACAACCTCATGTTCTGACTTGTGTTGAGCTTATCGCCATAACTAAAGTGAGTGGTAATCACACCATAGTGAATAGCCTTTTACTTGGGTTAGGGGTTGTAACGGCACATGTGCCACTCAATGCGAGTGAAGAAACCTTCATCAAACGAGCTTTAGAGAACTCTATCCACTCGGGTGACTTATCTCAAATGGCTTTGGACCAAGCTGGAAACACACGGCTGAGCCGTACCAACAAACACAACATTATTCAGAAAGCGCAAGCCAGTATCGGCAACCTTGTGCTTTTGATTAGTGATCTCGAAGAACGCACTAAAGGCGTGTCTCCTTTCCTTGCGATGGGAGTGGATTTTGTTGCCAACGGTGCGCCAGTCCCTGGGTTGAGTTAACTGAAGAAAACAGAAAGGAAGTTTCGAAATGATTACGATTGAAATCAACACTCCTGAAGAAGCTTTACACCTCCAGAATGTCGCTGCGCTGAACATTGGCAAATACAAAAGTAACCCTGTGGAAGGGCAACAACACCTCCAAAGCACCCACATTCGTTTGTGGAGAAACATGCACACGCAAGCGGGCGATGTATTGAAGACGCTTATCGCCAAGAAGGAGAACGCTTCATGCAATACGTAGCAATCCGCCTTTTTGGTGATGGCGCGATGAAGCGCCATGAAGAAACTCAAGAGCCCGAAACAACGGCTCTTGGAGAGTTCGATTCTCTAGACGATGCCGTTGGCCAAGCCTGCGAGCAACTTAAATGCAACCACGTTCGTCACGGTGTTCTAAGTGAAGGCGAAGGGCGGGGCGGATTTATCGTAGTAGATACACAGGAGCTAGTTCAAATATGACCATTCCAGTTTATAGCGATCCATGCCATATGCCTTGCCCAGATCTACCGCATCACTCTTTATCAAAGGAAGATAAAGAGCGAGGACTTGAGAAGCTACAACAAGTTCGAGCGCAAGTGAGAGAGGGCATGCTTTCAAGTCTGCGCAAAGAATATGAAGAAGCCGAAAGCTCATATCAACGGGCTCTCATCAATCAACGAGCTAAACGAATCAAACGCAATTGGTCTTAGTACAGGAGGGAATTATGGATAACCAACTCAATTCAAATCAAACAACACAAGAGAACCCATTTACTCAAAGCGTTACGTTGTTAGGTTTTTTGCGTGACCGTTTAGTCGAAGCTGCCGACTGCTTGGAAACGGGTATCGACATTACAAAAAATGCAGGTTTAACAACATCAGACTTAGAGCGTCAAATCGCAGATTGCCGATTCTTTGCGGAAGAGGCAAACACCTTTTTGGCATCAATGAGCGGACAGTCGACCAATGAACCAAGCTGAAGTCGATGAAGCACTCAAGAAACAACGAGAGTTAGGAGAAGCCGGTGATATTGTTAAATACTCTTCTTTCACTCGTCGTTTCTTTCCCAGACTTCCTCAGTTGATCAGAAATGACATTAAGCGCAAAGTCGTCCAGCGAATGGGGCGCAAAAATCCAACTCGTGAAAATCTAGTTAGGGCCGCAGAAGATGCGGTTAACTTTGGCCTCAAACAATCCCACTTCCTCGAAGACAAATTCCCTTTTGTTGATTTTAGAAATGGCGCGAAATCTAGACCTCTTACACACGCCATTTTGATGCGAGATGATGCGATAAAAAAGCTAGCAAAGGAGTATTCAGACAAAGCGTCAATTGCAATGTCCGACCCAGATTTAGGAGAGCAGTTCGATAGTTTTTTGGAAGCTTTAGAACATGTTTACGAGCAACAGGCCAAAAACCTGAAAGAGATTTATGTCAGTCCTCCACACGTTAATTTTTCTAAGAGAGATAAGAAGCCAGAAGAGTTTGAGCAAGACCTGCAAGTGGCCATTCTAAAAATGCAAAGCGAAGGCTGGATAATAGGTCGGCTCACTCACTTGCGAGCCCAGTACATTGAGTATGCTCAAATCACTTTGGACCGTGTCGGTGAATCGAAATACCAAAAGCCGTATGTTAGCGCAGTTTCTTTCTCAAACTGGATGCAAAAGCAAAGAGAAGCCAAGCGATTTGTTGAGTCGATGGCCGTCATGAATGATGAGACTGGAGAGGCGTTCAAGCTCGAAGATGTGGTAAAGCGAACAACGGCCAACCCAGAGAACCGGCGTATAGAGATGATGGTTCGCTCGCGTGGGTTCGAAGAGCTTGCACAAGATTTGGGTTATGTCGCTTTGTTCCTGACCTGGACACTGCCAAGTAAATACCACCGCAACTCAGCCAAGTGGAATGGGGCAACAGTAAAAGAAGGCCACAGAGAGCTCATGAAAAAATGGGCGATTGGGCGCGCGGAACTGGCTAAGTTAGATATTGATTACTTTGGCTTTCGAGTCGCAGAGCCACATCAGGACGCCACAAGTCACGCTCATTACTTTCTTTTCTGTGCTCCTGAGGACAAGGATAAAATCATCTCTATTTTACGAGAACGTGCGATCAGTGAAGATAGAGATGAGTTAGGCTCTAACATCAACATTCGTTTTGATGCAAAAGTCGAAGACCCAACCAAAGGAAGCGCGACAGCTTATATTGCCAAGTATGTTTCCAAGAATATCAACGGGAAACACATGCCTGAAGGAGAAGCAGAAGAGTGGGCATATCGCGCTCGCGCCTGGGCTTCAACTCACCGTATTCGTCAGTTCCAGCAATTCGGTGGAGAACCCGTTTCATTGTGGCGAAACCTTCGACGCGCTCAACCCAACCAAACCTCTATTGACCCTAAACTCGAAGAGCTCAGACAAGCAGCCGATTCATCAAAATGGTCTTTGTTTTGCCGGTTAGCTGTTGGGGCGAAAATCGAATATGAAGCAAAGCAAAACCAATACGGGGAAAAGACCAAGAAAGTCATCGGCTTTTCTTGGTTTGGTCAGTTAATTGAAACTTGTAGCGAGAGCTACAGCTTAGTTAAGCAGAAAGACGTGAAGCGACTTCAAGAAGCGCGGAGCGATTCCCCTTGGAGCACTGAAAATAACTGTAACTCGCAGCTAATTGAGCAACTCAGGCGTATGACAGGATGGAGTTCACAAGGCGTAAAATGTCTTATTAGACCTCTGCAGCTCGGTGCGAAAGTACCGATAGACAAATACGTGTCCGTTCAACTGAGAAATGGCAGGCTTTTAACCTTTTAGAATTAGGGCTTTGAAGGGATACGTGCTAGCTACCAACTCCTTATTCAGTGACATCGACATCAAAAAGCAGGTAGAAACCTGTATAAATATACAGTATATTTTGGGTGTCATTGGTAAGGATATTGATATGTCTAATAAAAAACAGCTTTTCCAGCAAGCACTGGAGCTAATTCTCGACGGGGTCGCATTGAGTACAAACGGTGAAAACCGCGCCCAGGCAGGTGCTTACTTAATGGGATTAGTTGTTGCTGACAATCAAGGCGAGCTAGATAGCGAGAAAGTAGAAGCGATTAAGGCCATTATTGAAATGGCTGATGAAGTCGAAAGCCCGCAATTCAGGCTTTAAGCGCAATTACTGAAAAGGAGTTGCCATGTTAATCACATGCCCAAAATGTGAAAGCAAAGCCCGCATAGCTACCTCCCGGGCGATGAGTAAAGAAACTCGAGAAGCGTATTGTCAGTGCCTTAATCTAAACTGCGGTACCGTCTTTGTAACCTACACCTCAGTACATCGAATCATTGAGCCTAGCGGCGATAAACCTGATCCAGAACTCCAGCCTGAGCTGTGCAAGGGAGATTTGGATCAGATGGAGATGTTTGCGAACTATCAGTCAAGCAAATGAGAAGAGTGCTTGAACGTTGGGTCTTGTTATAAATAATGAAAACAAAATACTTCAAACATTAGTCTGAAGCATTGATTTATAGTTTTTCAAAAGCTACGAACAATGCAAAGTATCTCGTCGGCTTGAATCAAAAACACTGTTAGTCACATAGATTATAAATCTAATTGCCCATAAAGTTATCAAGCTTAACAACGCATACACTGCTACCTTGAGACTGAGGGCCACTTAACACTGTCATTTCCAAATTTTCATCGTTATTTTGCCAAGTGCAAATTGGGGCGAGATACAGCGTTCCACCTACATCTACATCTTGAGGTGGCTCAAACACTACATGTCCACCTAATGCGTTTTGTCCATTAGGGCAAGGATCTCCAGTTATACTAACTTGAGGCCTATAATTTTCATCGTTGGCGCACGCAGCACTCCACACTGCAATCCAGCTTCTACCGCCAATTTTAGGATCATGTGTAGTTCCGATAGCATTAAAGAAAATCATACCAGCGGGCCATTGAACGGTACCTCCGTATGTCGACTTCACACCTATCGCCATTTTTTCAAGCATTGGTTCTGTTTCGCCAACTGTGTTTGAATTACTACAACCTGTTAGTACTACTAAAAAGCACCCAAGTGCTAGTTTAAGTTTTTCTTTCATTTGTACTATTTCCAATTTGATAGCTAAAGGTAGACTACTACTCTCTTCTACTGTTCGGTCAACGTCAGAGCACCAAAAACTATAGAGAGCTGAGACTCCTTTCATTACGTATAGCTCGGTTCACAGTCCTATCGAACATTAAGGTACGTCATACTAGTGATGATATAGTATGACGTACATAATTAATTCTAATCTTCCATAACAAGTTCTGTTTTAAGAACTGCTATTGATTGGAATGGAGTTGCTTGATAGATAGGGTCGGAGAAATTGTTGTTTGAGTCTAGTTCAACAAAAGCATAGTTCAATCCATTTTTAAACTTTAACTCAACAGCACCAGTTGAAACACTCGCATCTAAAACTTCATTTTGTGCGACGGTTTTCGCTGCGGTTATCCAATATGTAGGCTTTGGAGTCATTTTTAAATTCTGACCATTTTCCCCCATAGCGGTAAAGGCCATTTTTTCATTTACTGTAAGACCAAAGGCAAAAGTGTTTTTGGGGATAATAGGGTTAGCATTAACAGTATCTATATAGAAAGAACCAGGATTTCCAGATTTAGTGGCGGGAAGCTCAAATTGAGGTGTGTCATCCGCGTAAGTGAATTTCACTGTATTTGGATTGCCGTTGAGGTCTACTGAAGTATCTTGATGTTGCTTCAAAACAGTTCCAGGCTTAATTGTGGTAGTCGCACTCCATACGAGGCCATAGTCGATGGTCCAGTCAAACTCATCAGTTACACCAGTTGCTGTTTTATAAGGATGCGTTAGCCATGCAGTACTTTTAAAGTTTTGTGCAAACAAATCAGGGTCTTGTTGGAACAAATAAAACTGATAAGTTGTACCTGAGCTGTTTTTTACCGTGACACCAAATTTACTCATCGTAAATCTCCTTTAGATTGATATCATTTCTTCCGATTGATAGTAGGCATATATCCATATGCCGCGATTCGAATTTAATATGCGTAATAATGCGTACATGTTCAGTATCACTTTGGTATCAACTTAGTTCCGCTAGATAAAAGAACGCACAAAAACGATCTCCGATGATCTCTAAATCTTCTATCTAAAACAGCCCTCGATGTAGATAGCTCGGGGCTGTGCTTTAATAACCCTACAGAAACGCGATCACTTTAAAGATCGCAAAATTACAGTGCGGAATTTTAGCGCGGGGGGAGGGGTGAGTCCGAACAAGGGCTGGAAGCCCACTTTCACCACCTAAATAATCTCTGCTCTTTAAACTCCAAACCTCTTCTTCGATTGGTAGGCTATTGATGTGGGAACGACAACACGAGCACGCTAGGTGGAATGGGCTGAAGCTCAACATCCTGTCTACCTCTTTTGATGGTGGTAAGCGTCTACAAGTGAGCGAAATCCCCTATGCTGAACTACCGCACATCAAAGTCATGGGCACCAAAGCCCGAGCATTTACTATCGAATCTATATTCGTAGGTGCAAGCTCACTAGCTGACGCCAATGCATTCATTGAGAGCCTAGAGCAGCAACCAAAAGGAGAACTCGAGCACCCCTGGTTAGGAGAGTTGGTGCTAGTGTTCGAGGAACATTCCCTCAGTATTAACACCAAGAAAGGTTTAGTAACATTAAGCCTTAAGTTCGTGCGCTCTGGTACTTCGCCTTCCATCACTGCACCGACAACAGTACGCACCAAGGCACAAGCTGACATAGTAGAAAGCCTGTCTAAGAAGTCATTTGTTGAAGAGATTAAAGGGCTGGATGTTTCTCAAATCAACGAAGTACAAGGCAACGCAACCAGTGCGCTCAATGTGTTGGTTGATATTACTAACCGCCTGAACCTAGCCGATGATTCGCTGCAAGATATTAACCTAGCGATAAATGAAGCCTTCTCAGCCGTGAGCAGCTTGAGCACTAACCCTGCCGAGTTCGCTGATCTGTTTTCTAGCGCTGTCGATACGGTGTCTGAAGGTGTTCAATCAGAGCCAGCTTCCGAGAGTGAAGCCGTCGACAACTCACGCAGTCTCAAGCGTTGATGCTTGGCGAAGTAAAAACCGATAGCCCAACCAAACACCACAATGTACAGATGGTAACGGGCGCGGTGAAGATGAGTAAAGACGTTAGTGACCTAGAAGCCAATGACAGCTTTGAGATCACCCTAGCCCAAAAGCAACCAGAGATTATTCAAAGTGAACTCTCAACACTAATTGTCAGCGTTGATGACCGCATCAAGGAAACCACTCAAGTTTCTACGCAAGAAAGCATGGAGCTCTATGACGCACTAACGTCACTAAAAAGCAATGTGCAGACTCAGCACGACAAAGTAGCAGAGGGAACCAAAGCGCACAGAACAGTGCAATCACCTCACTTTAAGTCGGCACTGACCATAGCCCATAACGAGTACACCAATGAGAACGTCATTACCAAAATGAATGCACTTCAGCACCCTTTATTTATCCGTGGTGATATCGCGGTAAGGGATGCACGATGAATCAACTAACGATGTACATTGACGGAAAGCAGCATACTTTCTACCAAGCCAATTTGAACTACTCAACAGAGCAATTGGCCCACACATTTAACTGCTCGATTGAACCGATGAAGATTGATCGCCCGTTGTCGGTAGAGTTCTTCCTCAATGACCAATCCATCTTAATCGGTCAGATAGATGAAGCAGAAAACGAGACAAGCGCAAGCTCTTTAACCATGCCAATAGTGGGGCGTTCCAAGAGCGCCAACATGATTGACTCGCGCATCACTATGGATGCGCTTTATAACCTCAATGTTGAAGAGTTGCTTAGAAAACTGGCTAAGCCATTTGGCCTAGGTGTAAAGAGCCTCGTTAAAGGCATGCCGAAGATTGAAGAGTTTCAGATTAACGCCGAGTCTCCGGTTGAAAATGTTGCTCAGCTCATCCGTGAACAAGGCTACATGCTCATCGAGCGAAATGGTGTACTGACTATTGAGAACACAGCGCATGCAACAATTAACAATGTTGGCCTTGAGACAGGCAACAACATAGACAGCTTAAAGATAAAACGCGCCTTCAATAAGCAGTTTCATACCATTGATGTGCAGGGCCAGTGGGATGATGCCAGCGCCAAAATAACCAACCCAAACATTGATAGCTCACGCACGATGGTGATCACTTGTGACCAACTGCAAAGCAGTGCGGCATGTTTATCTCGCGCCAAATATGAACGTAACTTAGCCATCGCGGAAAGCCTGACCGCTTCAACGTCTGTCGCAGATATCTTTCCTCAGCTTGCGATTGATGGATTAAACCGAGTGATTCGAGTGATCGACAAAGAGCAGAGTTTTAGTGAAATGTTGGTGATTAAGTCTCTTGGCCTATCGGTGTCCGAAAGCGCCGCGAGCACTTCCGTTGAGTTAGTCAGACCGTTTAAGGAGCAAAGCCATGTCTAGTGCTCAGCGCCAGCAACAACAGCGATTAATGGCTCGCATCAAGAACGTGATCGGAACAGGCACGGTAACAGGTGCAACCACGGGAATGTTGCAAATCAGAACCGCAACAGGCCGCACCAATGACCGAATTAAGCGCGTCCACAACTACGGCTTTATGAGCCGACCACTACCAGAGGCCAAGGCTTACAACCTGTTTATCGGCGGTGTGACTGCACGTGGGATTACCGTCAATGTTGAAGATGAGCGCTACCAAATCGAATTAAAGCCCGGTGAGGTCGCCATGCTCGATGATAAGGGCAACTTAATCCATCAAACCGAGGAAGGCATTAAGGTCTACGCCACCAAAGGTAAGGTTGATGTAGTAGCCGCGAATGAAGTCTCTATTAAGGCACCACAGGTGAACGTTATCGCTGACAAAACCACGTTTTCTAAAGATGTAGAAATAGGCGGCAATCTGAGTGTGGCGAAAAATGCAGAAGTTGCAGGCTCTGTCGGTGGTCAGTCTGGTACGTTCGGCGGCGTTAAAGTCGAGACGCACGACCACGACTATGAAGACGACAGCGCAATCAAAACGACACGGGAGCCTAACAAAACATGAGCCATTTTAAACTGAACGCGCTTACCGAGTCGGTAGATTCCAAAGAAGGCATGACTCATGCGGTACTGCAAAGCGTCTACAACTACGCCGAGTCAACCAAGAATGACCGCGCCAGAATGGACAACAACGAACGCGGCGGTACTTGGAGCAATGAACTGATAGAGATTGTTGGCTCTCGTGATTGGACTCTCAAACGAGCCAAACTGACTGACGAAACCTTAAGGCTTGCCAAGCGCTTTTATGAAGAAGCGCTCGCCTGGTTAATTCAACAAGGTCACGCCAAAACCATTGAAGTCACTGTTTGGAGAGAGAAACCAAACCAAATGGGCCGCAATGTCATGATAACCCTAACAGACGGCTCCACATTTGATGTTCCACTATCGAAGGTAGATAAATGAGTACACAAGTGAGCCTTGAGAGCTTAATCGCTCGTGCTGAAGCTAACCTGACGGCAGAAACAGGGCAAAGTAATCCAGCCACCAAAGCCATAGCCTCTGCCATTGCTGGCGTCAGCTATGGGCAATATGGCTATCAAGATTTGCTTTTCAGACAATTGCACCCTGAAACCTGCTCTGAAGCGTGGCTATACCTGCATGCCAATCGCCACAATACACCACGACTACTGCCTACTTTTGCGAAAGGTACAGTGCAGTTTACTGAGCTAGGTGGAACCGTGGTGATCGCCAAAGGTACTCGCCTAATCTACGGTGATAAAGAGTATGAAACCACCAAGGAGCAGTACAGCAATGTGCCTGTAGACGTTATTGCACTTGAATCAGGGACAGCAAGCAATTTACCAAACGGCGCCAAACTCACTCTCACTGAAGGGCTAAGCGGTATCGACCCTAATAATATCTTATCGCTTGGTATTGAAGGTGGTGCAGATATCGAAGAGCTAGAGCATTGGCGAGCGCGAGTAATCGTGGCATTCGAGAAGAACGAGCTGATCGGAAAATCAGAAGACTACGAAGTGTGGGCAGTGTCGGCTCACTCTGATGTCGATTTTGCTTGGGCGCTGGATAACACACCAGAGCGCGGCATGGTAGAGGTCTACATTGGCGCACGTGAGAACGACCCAACTTTAAGCGGTGAAGTGGTCAATCTTGTTCAAGAGACCTTCGAAACTAACCGACTCGCTGGTTGTCATCCGTTTGCTCATCTCCCAGAAAAAGCGCCGCTCGCTATAGAGATTCAAGGCATTGAAGACCTAGCGATTCGTGATGATGTGGTCACGGCCCTTGAAAACTTTGTCAAAGGGAAAATGGGCAAGATAAACCCAAACACCCAAAAGCCTGAATCCATCACCAACACCGAAATTGTGTTGGTGATTTCAACCGTGACCAATAACTTCATCGTCAGATCGCCGGTGGGTGAAGTGGCGATCGACAACAACCAGATTCATGTATTAGGAGCCGTCACATGGACACCTCCGACTTAATCATTGAATACAGCGAAGGGGATTTCGCTGATGCGTACCGTGGGTTACTTCCTCAAGGCGAATACTGGCAAGACACCGACAACGCAGAGCTGACCAATACCATTAACGGTATAGCGAAAGACTTTAAGAAAACCCATGACGATATTGAATTATCACTATTAACGGAGTTTGAAGAGCAAGGGTTTGGCTGGAAGATTCGAGATTATCAAAGCCTGCTTGGAACAATGGGCTCAAGCGGCTTGGTGTATGACGATGTGAAAAGGCCCAATCTAATAATGATTGACCTCTTCAGTTATGACAATGACACAGCCATTAACGCATTTGAAAACGTTCGATTGCCTCATACCGAGTTTCACTGGCTTTACCCACTGGAAGCCGAAACCCAATTTGAACAGGCTACCGCCTTAATAATAAAGCCAGAGTTGAGCTCACAGTTAGAAATAGACGCTGAAGCTCAAATCTTGTGCCGAACTGCCATTACTTGGCAACTTGAAATAGGAGACACCGAATGAGCACACTGCAAGCTATTCCGACTCAACACGGGATAGACATTTTAAACAGTGAGCTGAAAAATACTGTAACCAAGTATCGGCTCATTGGCGCGTTAACCCATGACGCACCAAGTGGATCACTGTATTCATTTTACGAAAACACCATTGAAACCAGTTACTACGATGAGAATGGCGTTTTAACCTTTATCTTAAATCTGCCGATTGAGCAGCATTTTGATGAGTATCTGCATCAAATCCATGTGCTTGATAACAGCAATCAATCCGTGATCGAGTGCTCTACACCTAAAGTTGCGCTGCCAAAGGGCATTGGCGGTATGGTGACATTAAAAGCGGCTATTTCGGGGGAAGCCGGACAAGTCATTTTCAAACACAGTGACTACCTGACGACCACTGAGTTTGAAGATAAGAAAGCCACTCAAGCGCATGCAGAAACGGGGATGGATGACCAGTTTTGGATTACATCGCTAAAGCTCCACCAAGCATTCAATCAGTTTGGTTTAGGCAAAGGCGCAGTATTCTCTGGCGATGATTTTCATTTGCTGACCCAAGCGGGGCAATTCAGGGTGCATACCAACTCATCGACCAAGAATGTACCGTTTGGTTTAGAAGGCCAGTGGTTTGATGTGATTGTGACAGGGGCGATTAATGATCGTTATAGCTAATTGCAGTCAATTACGGCAGTACAAATGAACCTCGGATTTTTCACAAGAGCAACTCAAATAACACTTGGTCTGATTGGGTGGAATTGTCTCATTCGGGCAATCTTAAACTGCCTATTTATCCTGAAATAAAAACCGATGGTAATGTAGTGAGCTTAAAGCTCACAGGAACGGAGTTAACGGTTTACAACAACCCAGTGTATTTTTATGGGTGGCAATTGCATCGTATCAATCCAACTGGCATTAAGTTCACGGTCGATTTGTCGAAAACTTATCATTTGCGTTTTTCCATTCAGTCAGGGCTTGAGTTAAAAGACGTCACGGACGCGACTTACAATCCATCATCGAAAGCAGAAATGGACGCGAGCTTTGATAGTACCCATGACGACATGCTGCTTGCCAAAATTGAAACAGGAACGCTTATTCCTTTGATTAATAAACCTGAATTGTATGCGGATATGCAGATGGTAGGGGTGAGTAATAACCCTGATCACCCTGACCGTATTTTTTCATACAACTGGGCGAGAACTCCTGTTCAAGTTGAAGGTCTAGTGATTGGTATTAATGGTCACTCACTCGCCTCTTTTGAAGATTGGAACGCTTCAGCGCGTGAAGGTATAACAGGTTTTGATGTCATGTTAGTAACGCTTGACAGGTACAAAGCTCATCATAAATATCGAGCGATGGATGACAACACCAGTTGGACGGGGGGTCAGTTGGGTGTCCGATTTAAACAAGAGGTGAGAGCATGATAACAGTACAAGTTCAATCGGGTAGTGACATTCCCAATCTAGCCTCTGGCTCAATGCCTAACTTGTTAACCGTGCCTGACAACTTAACAGGTGCGTTGTCATTAGATCGGCTTCGAGTCGTGGACAGTGAGCTCGTTGATGCGGCGGATTATTCTCGCTTTTACATCGATGTAGTCGGGGTTAAGCATATCAAGCAGCATGATGAGACTTGGCAGGAAATAGAGTGCCGTTATTCTGATGTGCTTATTAAAGATGGTTTGGCATGGCGATTGAAAACCGAACAAGATGTTTATCAAGAGCAATACAAAGCAGTGGATGATAAGCGTCAAACTGAATACACCAAACGTGTGCGTCCCTACCTTGAAGAAGCTGAAATCAAAAAGCATATGGGTGAGCAAGATGAATACACCCGACTGATGGACTTAGCCGTCCAAGAGCGTGAGAAAATCCAAACAGAAAACCCGTGGCCCACGCCCCCAACCAACTAACCACCAAACCCAGCCTCGACGCTGGGTTTGTTCTTTCTGCCTTCCCAAACTTCTATATCTGCGCACTAGAAATGCCATAAGTACCCTTTAAATCTCAGCTCTATACACTGGTTTTGTGGGGCACTAATCACTAGTTACGAGAGAAAAGTCAATGAATCAAACAGAGGTAAAAGCGTTAGTGGTTTCTTTGCTAGACATTACCGGGCTAAAGAAAATTCTAACGTCTATTAGTGCAACCCTAATCAGCTTCGGTGTGAACGATATTGCCCAGCTTATCGCAATCTCCGTAGGTATCGTTTCAGGCGTCATGGCTATTCGCCACTATGCCGTTGCCACCAAACTAAACCAAGCCAAGCTCGACAAGCTGAACTCACAAGAGGACGGTGCAGTATGAGCCTAAAAACCAAAGCAATACAGGCGGTGGTGTGCTCTGTCACTTCGGTTCTTGCCATTGTCTTCACTATTGACTCAGAACTAAACGTCAGTGAAAACGGTTTACGCCATATCGCTAACGAGGAAGGTTGCCGCCTTAAGTCCTACCAATGCAGTGCGAGTGTGTGGACGGTCGGTCTAGGTCATACCCAAGGCGTGACCAAGGATACACATATTAACGAACAGCAAGCCGCTGAAAGCTTTGTTGAAAGCGTATCTGCCGCTGAAAGTGTAGTTAACAAGCGTATCACCCAAACACCAAACCAAGGCGAGTACGACATGATGGTGAGCTTTGTTTATAACCTTGGTGCAGGTAACTTCGCTCGCTCTACATTGCTGAAAAAATTTAACCGAGGTGATCGCACTGGTGCTTGTAATGAGTATCCGCGGTGGGTGTTTGTGAATGGTAAAGATTGCCGACTAGAAAAAAGCAGCTGTGCCGGTATTCCTAAGCGCCGAAGTAAAGAGCAAGACGTTTGTCTAAACGGGTGGCAAGGAGAGTGACCATGTTAAGTAAGTATCTTAAAGCCGTTGCCTTTGCTGCCGTTCTTGGTGGTGTTGCTTACCTTTCCTACGACTACGGCGTAAAGACTACAGAAGCTAAGGCCCTAAAAGCGCAAAACGCCTTATGGGACAAAGTAGAACAGAAACAAGACGAGGCTTTTCAATTAGCCGTAAAACTGGCTAACCAAAAGCCTGATATTCGAATTGAGTTTCGAGAGATAGAAAAAAAGGTGATCAAGTATGCTCAAAAGAACAGTGATAAGCAGTGCGTTGTTAATGACCCTGACTGGATGCACATCCGCGCTAACGCAGTGCGAGCGCATAATAGAGCAATCGGTGTTCAGCAATCCTCCACCGTCTCTGATGGTGCCACCAAAACCGTTACAAGTTACGAGCGAGACACTGAAGTCCTAGCTGAAGATGTAGCGAACCTGCAAACTTGTGCTGAAAATGCATATAGACTGTCTGCACTGCAGCAATGGATTGCAGTACAGACACAAATAATTCTCAAATAATTGAATACGAAACTTCCGTTATCATTTTCTTACTCTTGAAGTTGCTTCTCTAAGTTTTTTACTCTTTCTAAGGCTCTATCTCGCTCCGCGTTCGCGGTAGCAATGAGAGCGTTATACTTCTTAGCTGCTTCACTTTCTTTGCTTTCTGCATCTTTAGCTCTGGCTAATGCTTCACTTTCTTTGCTTTCTGCATCTTTAGCTCTGGCTAATGCTTCCTTTTGAGCCTTTTCTGCAATGGTGATGAGCCTACTCGCTTCAGTTACTGCTAGGGCCGCTCTCTCTTTTTCTTTTGCCACTTTAGAGGCTTCATTCACTGAATCAGACTCAATCAAAAATGGCTTAATATCCAGAGATTCTGCTTGCTCTCTGTTGAGTTTTTTTATACTCAACACAATATAAGTATGACTAGTTTTCTTTAATTCATTTATATCTTTGGTGCTAGCGTCACTTGTAGAGGACCTAAAGATCAGCACATAACCTTCATGGAAGTATGTGTCTTCTTTACTTTCGAAAACACCTGAAAATTGCTTGCAATCCTTCAGGTTTGCTCGATATTCAAGTAAAAGATCGTCTCTACCAATAACCGATAATGCAGTCGTCTTTAACTCTTCAAGTTCTTCTTCCCCAAGGACAGTGCCTGCCCCTAGTGCTCGCTGTAAAGGCACTGTTTTTAAAAGCAAGTCGACCATTTTTCCTGTTTCTTCTAACCCCTCAGAGTCCACTTCAACCATTTCAAACTCTATATTCACAGTTCCTCCCTTATATTGTGATACAAACAATATAGGAAGATCTTCGTTTGCTGTTACTTGCCGTTTGGAATCATATCGAAATGGCTTTGATTGCACCGATGCTCTTTGTTTGGGCTGGCCTTGAAGAGATATGTCCATAGAAAATACCGCTTCATTTTTGTCATCACCATCGAGGAATTTCTCCCAACGACCTTCAAAAAGATGATGGACATTAATATCTTCAAGCTCAATTGAAAAATACTCACCTTCATTGATACACGTAGCATCAGTTGAGTTATCATCGACGCTGCTTTGGTCTGACTTTAATGCAAACCTTCTTTCCCATTGCTTATCAGCAGTGGAATTTCTGTCTCTATTCGGAAATGCATATCGAGCATCTGATGATTCGCGGTAATCAGTTTTCCCTTCATGAGTATTTGAGCTGCAAGCTGTTAACGCTAATAAAGTAGTTAAGAAAAGAGTTCTCATATACGTGGCCACATCCCTTGGCTAAGTGAGTTTTGTATAGATTCTTACAATAAACAGCCATTATTTATATGAATCTCATCACGCAATTAAATACTTTAAGTTAAATTTATTTTCCATATAAATAGCCAACGAGTAACTCTCATTGTTGCGAAGAAGCTGAGCAACAGTTTTTTGAGAGTAGATAAACGGAAAACATTATGTTTCCTCCAAACTCTTATACTCCTTGGGTAAGGTCACCTCCTGTCCCACAAACTCATTCAACTCCTGAAGTGCATCAATCATCGGTAGCAGTTCATTCTTGTGAAACAACCAATCAACCTTGTTGAGATCGAGAGAGGTAATACTCTCGCGACGAACGCTCATCAGCTCGATAGGAACGCGATGAAGAGCCAGCACATCATTCATGGTCTGGTTCTTCACTTCCTTAAACGAATCCTTTGCTTCTACTTGGCCAATCGGTTTGAGTTCTGGCGTCTTAGTGTCTTTTCCCCGCGCATTCACAAACATATTTTTAAACGCCATGCCTTCTTTTGCCTGAAGCTTGGCTTTGATGTCGTCTTCCTGTTTTTTCGTCATGCTAGGTTCATTCATATAAAGCAGGTAACCCGCGTGTTGGCCGTTGCGGTAATACTGGCGACGGAACAAGGTGGCATCGTCATTAAGCCAGATGGAGGTGAGTCCACTTACGTGACCGGGTAACCCATAGATCTCCTGAGCAACGTCGTATTCAGACAGATGGAAGATTTGTCCCTCCTTAAAATCAATTCTGCCATCATCCTCATAAGTTTTTGGCTTGTAGGTATAACCCAAGTCCTCGCGGCGACGCATATACAAAGCGGGAATGTGTTTCACCTGAACGATAGGACCTTTGCCCGCGTGTGAGCGAACAATTTGGAAATAACCGTTGCCAAAGGTGAGATAGTCTTGGATAAACCGCTTAAGGTCGCGACGGGATAATACTGGCGAAACGTTCACAGCATAAGCGAGGGTATTGCGTTTAAATTCTATCGCGCTCGAGTGCATCGGGTTAACGCGCAGTGCTTTGGCCAAGGTGTCGAAAGGAATAGGTGGCTCATACAAGCCATCAACCAAAGCCGTTTCAAGGTAACTTAGTATGTCGCTGTTCATCACGCTGACAGGGTTAGAAAATTCAATCTCAATCACTTCGTTTCTCCGCTCTTTGGCTTAGAAAATTTCAACGGTGGTATCGTCGTCATTGTTAATATCAATTGGCTCCCAGCACATAACATGCATTGAAGCCCAGGCAAGGTCAGCATGCGATCCTATCTTGCTGCGGTTAGAGACAAACGTAACCTGGTTACTGATATTGGTGGTCTGCTGGCGAATCATCAGGAAGGAATGCACCAGGTCATCCCATTCGGCATCAAACTGCAGTCGACCATTGCCGATGATCTCCCGAGCTTTGTAGGCCATCATCCGCTTTACCTCTGGTGAGTAGTTCAGCTCGAGCAAAGATGGATAGAACTTTCTAACCAATTCAGCCACGGCAGAACCTACACCACTGGTATCGATGGCGAGGTGCACTACATTGTATTTTTCGGTGATCCCGCGAATGGCTTCAGCTTGCTGCTCATAGCTTGAACCTTTGAGTCTTAAGCGCTCGATGAAGCGGAAAACGCCGCCCTTCATTTTTGGCTTAAGTGAGACCACTAAACCCGCATCATCGGAGCCTTCTCCTTGACCACCACCTCTTGGGTCATAGCCGACTAACACTTCCGCGTCACCGACGGGGCGTGGCTTGTTGTGGTCAACTTCCTTCCATAGAGAGGAATCCGCTTTGCAGGCGAGAAGGGCTTTCAATGAAAAGAACGAAGCGCTGTCATCCAAGAATTTGCATCGCAGTAGGTTGTCGAAGATTTCCTTAACTGGATATTTGCGCTTTAGCTTCTCCATGTTGAAGAAGGTTGCGCCTTTCTTCATGGCGTCATCAACGGTGATCATCTGCCTGAAGATAAAATCAGGACCTAGCGCCCCATCTTTAAGCGCGGTGTGGCTGATATCAATACAGTGCTCTTTCTTGCCTTCCCATTTTGGGTAAGCTTCATGAGCCATCGTGGAAGGCGTCGAAATGTAAGTGGTACGAAACTTCGCTTGTATCGACATGCCGCCTGCATAGTCATCCAGCTCAGCGAAGCGAGGTATCCAAAACACCTCATCCCAATACATGTGGCCGTTGAAACCCTGAGAGGTGGAAACGTTGGTCGACATAAAGCCCAGCTTGGCGCCATTACTTAATTCAATATCATCTTTGCCTTTGAGGTCGACTTCACCAATCTCGAGAGCAAACTTACGGATGTAGTTCTTGAAGATATACGCCTGCTTTTTCGACGCAGAGATAAAGACCTGGTTATCACCATTCAGTACCGCATCTTCAAAGGCTTCATACGCAAAGTAGAAGGTGAGACCAATCTGGCGCGACTTCAGATAGAAACGTGTTTCGTTGATGTCATCATCGAGCTTGTGAGTGTGTATCTCTTTCTGATATTCAAAGAAAGTACGTTCGCGGTATTCATCAAGCATTTCTTTGGTGATCTGCGAAACGTCATTCTTGACTTTGTTAGGTTTTCGACCTCTAGGGCTTTTGCCTTCGACGGATGTGCCTGGTCTGCTTCGCTTATTCTCCGCTTCAACACGTTTGTAGTGCTGATCGAGTAGCATCTTCAGCTCGCGTTCCTGACATTCAAGCTTTTGGTCAACCCACATCAGATACGTGATCCTCTGACGCAGCATGAGCTCTACGGGCAAATCATCCCGCATTTCCTTCCAGCCAAATTTTGATACCCATTGCTGAACCGTTCGGGTGGCAACACCGATTTTATCCGCGATTTCTGCCGGCTTTTGCTGGCGTAAGAACAGACCAAACGCTTGAGTTTGCGCTGGTGTGTATAGCGGCTGGTTAAGATTGGTTACTGCATTCGTCTCCATGCCAGCATAGTGCTACAGAGCCCGCCATTACTCAGCTTGCGAGAGTTCTATATCAGGTATCTAGAATCAGGATGAATACAAAAAGAGGAAGGCTTTCGTTAGATTGAAATCATCGAATTCAGGAGAGTTTAGACATGTTTCAGTCAGAGCCGATTTGTATTTTGCAGGCAGGGACAACCGTTGATGGTCGCGTTATTGAACAGAAAATCATTGATGAAATCGCAGAGACCTACAACCCAGAGGTGTACACCGCACGCATTAATGAAGAGCACTATGACTGGAGCTACAAATTCGGTTCGGTGTTGTCGGTAGAGAAGCGTGAAGACAAGTTGTTCGCGGTCATTAAACCTAACTCCCATTTGCTACGCATGACGGAACAAGGCCAGTTGCTTCATACATCCTGTGAGTTCATTGAGAAGTTTTCTAACACTGAGAAAGCCTATTTAACCGGACTGGCTCTGACCGATAAACCCGCATCACTGGGTACAACTCAGATCCATCTCTCTAGCAAGGACGATGGCAAGGTTCACGTACTTTCAAAGTTTACCATCGAACCGCAAGCGCTTTCGCAAGAAGAACCTGAAAGTGATGCCTCCTTATTCCAGAAATTCAAAAGCTGGCTCAGCGGTGAAAAGTCTCCTGAGCAGTTCTCGCAACAAGAGGAAGAAAGCGAAATGAGTAAAGAAACTGAAGAGCTGCTCAAACAAAGCATCGAGCAGAACAAGGTACTCAGTACCAACTTAGGCCTGTTGGTCGAAAGCCTTTCCGCGCAGAAAAAGCCAGAGGTTGATCAAGAGGAGCCTGAAAGCAATCAGCTCGATGAACTCAAAGGTCAGGTGGAGCAGTTGTCGACTCAGATGTCAGAGATGACGACAACGCTTAGCCAAATCACTGACGAAACACCGCGCAAGCTAGCAGGTCAGGACAGCGAAGAAGAGCAGTACCTATAACGCCAGTCTGACGAAGAGAAACAGGTAAAACTATGCAGAAACAAACGCAAATCAAGCTCAATGCTTACGTGAAGAAAGTCGCTGAGCAAAATGAAGTGGATGACGCGACCCAGAAGTTTAACGTCACGCCGAACGGCACGCAGAAAATCATTGGTCAGATGCGAGAGAGCAACTGGTTCCTGAAGAAGATCAACATCATTCCGGTGAAGAACCAGAAAGGCGAATCCATCGGTCTGGGCGTAACGGGCATGATTGCCAGTCGCACCGATACTTCCGGTGAAGGTCGTCGTGTACCGAAAGATTACTCAGGTATGGGCGCGATGCCGTATATGTGTGAGCAGACTAACTTCGATACCGCTATTCGTTACGACAAACTTGATGCCTGGGCGCACGACAAGCGCTTCAACTCAATCATCTCAGCTCACACGCGTGAGCAGATTGACGCTAACAAAATCACCATCGGTTGGTACGGTGAGCGCGTAGAGAAGAACACCAATGCGAGCTCGAATCCAAACGGCGAAGACGTCAACAAAGGTTGGTTTCAGGCGATGCGTGACCACAACGCCGAGCGCTACATCACCGAAATTGTGCCCAATTCCGGTGAGATCCGAATCGGTGAAGGTGGTGACTTCATTAATCTCGATTTAGCGGTGCTCAACACCAAGAACCTGCTTCACGATGCGTGCGAAAACGATTCAAACCTGATTGCGATTATCGGCTCTGACTTGCTGGCTTACGACAAAGCGAAGTTCTACGAAGCGCATGGCAATACACCAAGCGAGAAGAGCAAGATTCAGGAAGTGCAGGTTATTGGAACCTACGGCGGTCTGCCTGCCGTGAAAGTTCCGGGATTCCCATCAACCGGCATTATGGTGACCAGCTACGACAACCTGTCTATCTACATTCAGGAAGGCTCGATTCGTCGCTCAATGGGTAAGAAGAACGACGAGAAAGACCAGATCGAAAACTTCGAGTCGATGAACATGGCTTACGTCATTGAAGAAATCGGTAAAGCAGCCGCGATGGAATTCAAGAACGTCAAACTCAAGATAGGCGAAAACTGGGTATAGCCCTTAAACGACCACCCCCTCAATGCGGGCTCTAACACTCAATATGTGAAGCCTTGGTAGAAGCAGAGTTCAGTGTTTGTCTGCCCGCATTTCTCTCGAGGAACCATGATGGAATTTGTCGGTGATAAAAGCGAAGCCTACGGCTCAGAGCTACCAGCTACGGCAAAGTATCCGGCGTTGAAGCTGGCAGAGTTTCAGTCTCTGTTTCATTTCATGAGCAATGAAACAGAGGCAGGCATTCTGCATCAAGCGAGCGTGTCTCGTATCAAAGTACATAAAGAGTTGGAGTGCGTTATGGCGCTTTACGATGACCTAAACGCACTTTCTAAGGATCAGTTTGAAGATGAAGAAGCAGGCGCAACGCTCTACAAGCAGGCGGTATTTGCTTTAACAGCCAGTGAGTTGAACGGTATTCAGTTAAGTGGGGATGCGACAGCGGAAGCAGCGCAGCGACAAGAAGCGTTAACAGACAAAAAGCAGCATTGCGAAGTCCAGTATCGCCAGGCTATCGACCTGCTCATTAACGGTCACGAAACCTACTGCTTTGAGGTGGTGTAATGCAAGCGCTACAAAGCCTGACTGAGTTGTTTAAAAACCACATTATTGATTCAAAGAGCTTAGATATCTGGGTAGAAGATGGCGCTCTGTTTTGTGGTCAAGGACCATTGGTCGACGGCTATGAGTTGGAATACACCGCCATTGTTTTTGTTCAGAACGCGAGATTAAAACCGCACATTCTGTTTATGCATTTGGTGAACTGGCTCAACAATCATGATCCGGAACGAACAGAGAAAGGCTTACCAGCACCGACGTTCGCGACTCAGATGCTCGATGACGGCAAATGTGACATCAAGATAAAAATCGACCTGAGAGAAAGCTATTCACTGGCAGAGAGTGAGCAAGGCAACTGGAAGCAGCAAGGGACCCGATATGAGTGTGTTAGCGAGTTTGACGCGGCTGTGCAGGCGGATGAACTGAATGAGCTGGTTTACTTCGTTGGTCATACCGAGGACTTGCCATGAAGAGCCTAGAAAGCCCAGAACAGCTGACCCAGTTGGTAGATGTTTTAGTTATGAAAGCGTCTGAAAAGCATGACTTAAACCGCCGGATGGCAAACCGAGCTCGGCAGTTTTTCAGGCAGCAAGTCAGAGCGCAGCGAGACATTAACAACAATCCATATCAAAGCCGAAGGCCAAAGACTCAGCTTGATGATGGAGCCAACAACAAAGACATGCTTCTGGGTTTTGCTCAGGCATTACGAACACGAGCGAGTGACAAAGGATTTGAGGTTGGTCTAAAGGGCTCTGCGGGTGTCATTGGCCGTGAGCACAATGAAGGTGCTCAGCTCTCGTTTACCACAAGGGTAAACGGCTTCTTCGATTCGAAGGTGGGACAGTGGCAGGGCGGAATACTCACTAAACGAAGTTATCACATGCCCAAACGTACGTTTATCGGCTGGACGCCACAGCTTGAAAAAGAGTTGTTGGCGATGGCTGCAGAACACTTTGCACTAGAGGATGCAACCTAATGCGAACATTTAAGGTTAAGCCGAGCAGCAAAGGCTTACTGGTTCGAGACCCTGAAACCAGACAACCGCTGAAAGCTGCGGGAGAAGTGAAACCGCGCAATACCTACTGGCTACGCCGAATCAAGGATAAATCCGTTGTTGAGGTTAAGGCGAAACAACTAAAACAGGAGACTGAAGAATGAGTATCAGCTTCTCAGAAGTGCCGAGTAATGCTCGTGTACCGGGCATGTATGTCGAGATTGATAACAGCCTGGCTAATAGTGCTGAAGACCAGCAACTTTGCCTTGTGATCGGCAATGCCGCCGATGGTGCCGCGGTAGGGGCAAACACAGTAAAGCTTTGCATGGATGATGCAAAAGCCGCTGAACATTTTGGCAGCTCAGATATCGTTAAGATGGTGAAGTTTTTCCGCAAGCAGGATGAAACCATGCCCGTGTATGCAGTGAGTGTGGCCAGTAATGACACCATGTCTGCTCTGGCAGCACTGGGCGATAAGCAGTATCACCACATCATTTGTTCATTAAATGACGAGACCACTATTCGTGACTTGGGCGAGTTCTTGGAAAAGCGCTACGACGCCCTCAATCAAATCCCTGGTCTGGCGTATCTACCAAAGAAAGGCACACACTCGGAGCTGGTGACCTTTGGTTCGAAAAGCAATTGCCCGCTGATCAGCTTTATGTCGATTGATAGCTTGGGTGATTCATCGAATCAGGTGTTGTCGGATGCAGAAGCCGTTGCCGCTTGGGCAGGGCAAATTGCACCTTCATTGGCCAATGACCCATGCCGACCCCTACAAACCCTCAAGTTGAGTGGTGTGTATTCAACAGCGGAAACGGAATTTGACTGGGCAGAACGTAACTTGCTGCTTCATGAAGGAATGGGGACTTACACGGTCACGCCAAGCAAAGAAGTGCAGATTGAGCGCCCAGTAACTGCTTATACCGAGAATGCGTCAGGTATCCCCGACAACAGTTACCTCGACATCATGACACCGGCAACCGCAATGTATTTCCGCCAGAAGCAGCGTTCACGCATCCTGAGCAAATACGCGCGCCACAAAGTCGCAAAGGACGGAACCAAGTTCGCTCCCGGTCAGGTCATTGTTACGCCAAGCATGTTCAAAAGTGAATTGCTCGCTTTGTATCGGGAGCTGGAATATCAGGGGATCGTGCAAGATTTTGATGGCTACAAAAAGTCTTTGAGTGTCGAGCTCGACCAAACCAACAAGCAACGCATCAACTATCAGGATTCACCGCAGTTCGTGAATGGGCTGATCATCGTTGCAGGTAAGATTCAATTCAGGAAGTAAGCCATGGGAACAACAATTACTAGCCGCGCGGTACTTAATGCCGGTTCATTGGGGCGTTTACCAATCAAAGAAGGCGCGGAAATTAACTTTGGTAACCTCAAGCGCGAACCAGTTATGGGTGACGATGGTGTGCTTGGCCACAGCGAGTCTTATGAAGAGGCGCCATCCATTAAGTGCGTCATCGCCCACGCCAGCAACACCGATGAAGATGCCATTAAAAAGTTCGTCGATGAAAACATCACGCTCGAAACGAACAGTGGTAAAACCTACACCTTAACCGACGCGTGGGTGGGTGACCCGCTCACGTTGGCCGTGAAGGAAGGGCAGCTGGAAGTCATGTTCTACGGCTACGAGCTAATCCCACAATAAGGAGCGAGCCATGTATTCAATACTCATGAAACGTCAGGCGCTCTCCAACAAGCCTAAAGTCGTGAAGGTAGAACAATCGAATCGACCATCGGCGTTGAGTAAGCCCTGGGAAGAAATCCAACTGATGCTCAAACAAGATTTGTCTTACGTTCGAACCTTAGCGGGCTCAAAAGAGAAAGGCCCATTCAAAGAGTCTTTGATCGAGAAGTACCGCTCAATCGTCGAAACCCTGCTTGAAACGCATCAGGGCAATTACGCCAATCTTGATGTCTTGTGGTGGTTCTTCATGTGGCATGTCGATTTGGGACTGCTGGAAACCATTCACGAAGATTTCCGCAATGCCATTGGTGCTGGGCTGGAAACACCACACAACTGGAAAATGAACGGCCAGACTGCCTATTGCGGCTATGTATTCAATTACTCGCTGGAAGCCCACAAAGCCAACAAAGAGTATGAGCGTAGTTACTTGCTCAATGCTGTACAGGACCTGCAATCAGGAGAGCTGGCAACCAATGCACCACTGAAAGTGAAAATGTATCGCTTGGTCGGTGACTGGCATTACGAAGAAGGCGAACGCGAACTGGCGTACCAATTCTATGAACAGGTGATGAAGTTGGACCCGGACAAAGGCGGCTGCAAAACCAAACTCAAAGAACTGAAGGAAGAACTGGGCTATGGCGACACCGATTAAACACAGTAGTGAAGTGAAAAAGGTCAAGTTGGCAGTACCGCATGAGAAAGATGGCGAGATGATTGAAGAACTTGAAATCACCAAACCGCACTCGGGCAACTTGCGGGGCTTAAACCTCATCAAAGTGTGTGAGATGGATTTCGAAACAGGGCAGATTTTGGTGCCAAGAATCACCTGCTTGAATGAGCGAGATATGCTCAACTTAGCGCCAGAGAACTGGGCGCCAGTACTGACTGAAATCGCCTCTTTTTTCGTCAACACGAAACAGTAATCGAACACGTTGAAGACTACTACGCAGACATAGCAGTAGTGCTGGGCTGGCAGCCAAGCGAATTGGATAGGCTTAGCTACGAAGACTTATTGCTGTTTCGGGAAAAAGCCAGAGTAAGACACGAAAGGAAAGAGAGCGAATAAGCTCTCTTTTTTGCATCACCAATAAGGGATATCACCATGAAAATGAATTTGTCAGTTGTGATGGGGATGAAAGACAAGATATCCGCACCGCTCAAGGGTATCTCTAGCGAATCTGATCACTACGCAAAGGTCATCAAGAAGGTGCAAAAGGCGCAGGCAGATGACACCGCTGCGCTAGGTATGATCGCATCATTCAAAAGCTCGCAGAAAGCGATAAGTAAGAACGCCCTCGCGATTGCAGCCACTAATGAAAAGCTCACCGAACTCAAAGCTAAAGCGGCATCGACGACGCGCCCAAGTGCTGCATTGACAGAGAAGATCAGCAAACAGCAGGATAAGTTAGATAAGCTCAACGCAGAGCAAACGAGCTACAAGAACAACCTGGTTCGGCTGGGTAAACAGCTTAGCCAGACAGGCGTGAAAATGTATGACCTGGAAGGCGAAAGCGATCGGCTAAACCGAAGCTACAAAAAGCACGGCCAAGAGATTGCGCGCCTTAGCAAGAAGTACTCGATCTTACAGGGTGCAATGAAGCCCATTCAAAAGCTCAATGGTGCGATTCGTTTGCCAAATGTTGCCTCCGCCACGGTAGGTAAGGGCGCCGCTTTATTGGGTGGCGTGAGCTTGGCTGGATTGGTCTCAGAGGTAAACAGCACTGCAGACGAGATGGACAAACTGGCGAAAGTCGCCGGTAACCTGAACCTGCCGATTGAAGAGCTGCAAGCCATGCAATCCCAAGCCAATCATGCAGGCGTTGAAAGCGATGCGTTGTCTGGCTCTATGCTAAGGTTTACTAAACGCTTAGGCGTATTGCAGGAGACAGGAACAGGCGCGCTGGTTCATTCCTTAAGAAAAGCGGTAATTCACTCCACAAAGACTTACAGGGAGCAGAAGATACCCAGCAAGCCTACGAAATGCTGCTTGATACATTTTCAAAGCTAGAGTCACCTCAAAAGCAGATGGCATTTGCCGATGCCGCGTTCGGGCAGGATGGGCGCAAAATGTTAATCATGCTTCGCGAAGGTACACAGGGGCTAACCGCCGCACGTAAAGAGCTTAACGCTCTTGGCGGAGGTGCAACCGCTGAAGACGCAGCAAAGGCAGAAGCATACAACGATGCACTGCAGAAAATTCAGGAAAGTGTTCGTTCAATGAAGTTTGCTGCACTCGCGCCAGTGATGGAGAAAGTCACCAAAGTCTTTACTCGATTCTCAGACAAGTTTAAGAACGTGCAGTGGCGCACCGAATTTATTGAAAAGCTTATTCAAACCGTCGACGGCCTGTATCGAGGTTTTGCTTTCTTAGGTAAAGGGCTTATCTGGGTAACGCAAAATTTCAAAGGCATTGTGGCGGCACTCGCCATCTTTAAAGTTGCGATGATTGGCCTAAACGCCGTGATCATGGCTAACCCGATCGGGATGATTGTGGCAGCGGTAGGCGCAGCGATTATCGCCATAACGTACTTAGTCGATAAGTTTGTTGGCTTAGATAAGGTCATCAAGTGGGTAGGGGAAAAAGTAGGCTGGTTATGGAATAAGTTCAAAGCCCTTATCAACAAACTGCCAGATTCACTGATTCCAGAAGGTTGGAAAATAGAAACCGAACAGGCAGGCAAACAAGTCGACAATCTTGCCAGCAAGCTCGATGGCATTAAAAACAAAAACGCCAAACTCGGCATTACCACTGAAGAAACAACAAATCGTCGTGAAACAACCAGCTCACAATACCATGCCTATCAGGCGGGGAATCTGACTGCGCCTAAACAATATCAAGCCTACCAACCGCTAACAAGCCAGACGTTGAAAAGTAAATCCGAAGTCGAACTCCGGATTAAGTCAGACAAGCCTGTCACGGTCGACAAAGCCAAGAGTGAGAAGGGGACAGAGCTTAACTTGGATGTAGGGAGTTTGGGGTGGAGCTATTAGCTAACTAAATTTAAGTAGAAGCAGCCTTTTTGGAGGCTTTATAATTTCTGTGCTTTTAAGTAATATGCATGATGATTGATAAGGTGTGGGTGGAGGATTATAAATGTCTGAATTTGATAAGTTTAACAATGCGCGAAAAGCTTTTTATGAATCAAGAACCAATAGCTGCAAAGGTTCGCATCGCTGGAAGAAACATCCAAACCCTTCCTACGATGGCCAACAAATTTGCTGAGACTGCCCTATGACAGGGAAAAAATGCGGTAATGGAGTTATTCCAGATTCCAAAATATAGTAGTAAGCCGCCATATAGGCGGCTTTTAGAATTTGACTTTAATCACTGGCTCAATTAGCGAAAGTTACCACATGTTATCTTTCAACTACACGATAGAGTCGTATCAATCCACGCAACCTATCACGAAGTTCCGTAACTTCAGACTTACATTGCTTTGAATCATCTAGTTCGGCGATCTCTAAAAGTAAATCTCTAAGTAAACGTCTAGTGTCTTGCTTTGATTCTAGTGTCTCCGTAAGGGCTGCTTTATCGCCAAACAAATTACAAAGTCGAATATACAGTGAGTTAATTTCTTGATTCTTACGGAGGTCCGGATTTTTAAATATTGTATAACATTTGTGCATAGCTCTGAGAGCTTGTTCATGTTCGCCGAAATTAAATTCGAAGCCTCGTAAATTTGGGCATGCTAGCGTGAAATATAGCAAGGTATCCTTCATAAATGCTCCACCTGCTTTATGTGCGATATCCTTAGCGGGTTCTACGGATACAAACTGACAGATTCTTTTTAGCGACTCCTGTATACAGGTTATACTTTCTTGAGTTTCAAACACATTAATAAGTCCCCAGTCTTTGTCGAAGTTGGGGGACACATAGCCAAATCTTTCATTACCACCTACAAGTATGCCAAGTATCGATTGTAGTTGTAACAAACTACCGAGTAAGGAATGAGCATTTTTATAGTAATCTTTTGATGTGGAGCCATAAATCGTATTAAGTGCTTTCTCCACGGAGGCGTATGCGTCCAAGCAGTCCTTTAGAGATCTGGCGATGCCTGACTCTCTGAATCTAGAGCTATTTTAGTGTGACAAGATTCGATGCCATTCTCTGGAAAGAAGTTGTGATAAAGAGCATCTTTATCGTAAAACTCTACTGAAGGCTTGAAACGATGTTCGATACCCGAGAGGAGACTAAAGAACATTTTCTTATGCGCATCGTATTTTTGTAACGCGATACTTTCTTTTTGTATTTGCCACAGGTCTTGTTGTCTGCGCTCATGTTCTTCTCTTTTATCGCGCTCAAACTTTATTTCTGCACTTTGCTTGGCTTCTTCAGCTTTTCGTTCTTCTTTTTCTTGTTTTTGTGCTTCTCGAAGCTGCGTGTGCTGGTTTATAAGGAACCCAAGAGTACAGATAGTACCAAAAGCAGCAGCCCATGTTGCCATATCTCCAGTTTCTAGGTCTCCAGAATAGAACCTATCAAGGATGAGACCAAGAAACAGACCTCCAAACAACACTCCGAATAAGCCAGCAACAAAAAGGAATACAGTATGTGAAAACTTCATTTGGGCTCGATAACTCCTTGTTTGAAAATAGGAGCAATTCTACACCATAAGCAACGGCATTAAACGTTTGACACCGATCTTCCACATCGTTAACCTGTAACGGCATTGGCAAAATCCAGTGTCGGGATTGGTACCCCGTTTTATTTTCTCAAGGCGCATTGACGCCAGCTTTTTGCTGGTTTTTTTATGTGCGGCCTCGGCACACCTAAACATGGCGGTTTTGCTTAACGATTAGGCAAAATGCAACTGAATTATGGTGAGCTGGGCGGGGGCGCTTCGGCGCGCCGTGTCCTTGAGAGCGGTAGTACCAACCCTGTTCAGTTCACCACCCATAGATTGGTACCTTTGAGTGGTGATTTAGCAAATCTAGATCTCAAGGAGGCCATCATGCCTAACACAACTTCCCTTACCCTGACTGTATCTGATCTTGTCTTTAATCAAGGCGAGAAAGTCCGTACTACTTCTCTTAAAGTCGCAGAAGCGTTTAATAAGCGGCACGACGATGTTTTGCGTAAGCTAAGAAGCCTTGAGTGTTCACAAGAATTCATTGACCGCAATTTTACGGGCAATGAATATCAAGACAGGAGAGGGCGCTCTTTGCCTCTTTATGAAATGACTAAAGATGGTTTTATGTTCTTGGTCATGGGCTTTACAGGTAGGAAAGCAGCGCAGATAAAAGAAGCTTATATCAACGCATTCAACCAAATGGCCAATCAACTCCGCAGCGCCATGCCAACACTTCCTCCCGCTCAATACCAACTCCCCGAAACCTGTTTACCTAACTTCTACGACTCTGGCTGGCTACCCGCACTCTACAAGCGTTGCCCAGCAGAAAGCCATTGGACATATCACATCAAGTTTCAGATAAGACCAAAAGGCGGGAAGTTCTGCGCGAAGTTTGAATTAGGAATAGGGGGCAAAGGTGAAGATAAGCCGTGGTTTGAATCCAGCGACTCCGAGTTCATCGACAGCGGTTTCTACCTAGAGTATCGAGACCTAAATGAGCTGTGGGAGAACGTTCGTAAAGTGTTGGGCAAGTATCAGGCTAACAGCCCGTTCTAAAGAAAAACGCCGAGCTTAGGCTCGGCGAAGTATTATTACGAAATATTTGGCTTTTGATAGTCTAGGATTTCAAGGTATCAATTATCTTATTATTTCATTATAAGAAGCTGTGACTAGATTTGATGGTACTAAATCTTTTGGTTCGCAAAAGTTCCTGTTGCTGCGAAGGCTAACATATGATGTTTTCCCCTTTCTGCGATCATAAAACGACACCTTCTCGCCAGTAGCATCGTCATACACGAATACGGCGCATTTATAGATACCAATTTCATGGATTACAGAGTAGCTCGAGTTTTGCTTGATTGGGAAAGTGATTAGACCGTCGCATGATAAGCCCATAGCTTTCCAGTTGAGAAGGATTGTCGCGAACTCGCTCTTTGGGAGTGCTAGCTGATTGTATGTCGTTCCGTGCAGGTCTTTTCTAAAATTAATCTTCTTTTGATCTTTGCAGCTATCGTGGTCTGTAAACACTGAAACGGAGTACTCTTTTTCAGTAAAACGGAGCTTCTGAGCTAAGGTTAAGTTGTAATCATTGCCCTTGGGATCATATTGAAAGCCTTTTAGGCCCACTGACTGAGAGAATGACACGCTTGCGTAGTTGTGAGAAGGAGGGGTGTATTCTGCTGGTTTTTCAAATGCCGGATAGCTTGAGCAACCCACTAAAGAAAAAGATAGAGCAACCAAATGTAGGTTCTTTATCTTAAAACGCTTTGGCAACAT